GATAAATAAAAAATACCTCTTAGATTGATTTCTAAGAGGTATTTTCATTTTTCAATTAAAGTTGTAGACTTTTTCTTATGCCTTTCAGCATATTCGCTTTATCATCAATTATTTCCTGCATATGGTCTAGATGTTGTTTCAGCTTTTCTTTCAATGTTCTTAATTCTTCACTATGTTTCAATGCTTTTTTGAACTCTTCAACATCTTTCTTCAGTTCATCAGATTTGCTAAGAATGGTATCAAGACCTAATGAAGCTGGTTCTGCAATCATAGAAATGTATTCATCATATTTTTCCTTGTCCGTTTCTTCAGTAATATATTCAACAAAACTTTTCACTATCTGTCTCCAAATTCATTAGGTTTATTTAAATTCAGAATCGAATTTATATCATCTTCAATCAAATCATTTTCAGATACAATATCAGTAGATTTATAATCTTTCAATCTATCTACCATTTCAACCTGAGTATCCAAATCTTCATGACTGTAATCATATTTCCTTGTATTGAAAATATGCTGACTTTTCTTTCCTAATGTAAAATATGGGTCTTCATCTTCTACATGGAATATTTCCATCAGCCAGTCACCCATCTCAATATAAATTAAATCACCTTCTAATGGAATATAATCATCAGTTGCTCTTGAAAACTCATTTATATTCACTTCCAAGTTAGCTATATCTTCTACAGAAAGTCCAAACTTACCGAACATATCTTCATTTCCTTCAAATCCTGTTGATGAACGTAGATACATTTTCATTCTATAGGATTTTTCAAACTTAGTAAGAACATCTTCACCAAGAATCAAGTCAAATTTCTGAAATTTCTGAGGAAGATATATACAGTCAATTCCTCTTTTCTGAACAACTTCATTCTGTAAAGAATCAAACAAGGCAAAGTCATTATCATAGAAATTAGGATTCTGAGGATTAGATGACTGCTGAATATAGTTTGTATTCACATTGTCAATTCTGATTTTATTAAATACATACCAATCAGAAAAATTTTCACCTTCTACACTTCTCAATCTCAACTGAAAACTGTCACCAACATTCAATCCTGTAACAAATACAGTATTATTGGCTATCTCTATAGGTTCAAACTCTCTGTTGTTTATTGAGATTTCAGATTCAATCTCATATTTGGAATGAACCTTTATTATGTAAGAAGTCAAAGGTAATTGTCTTAAACAAGATAATACTATAGGTTTTTCTAATGTTATCATAAATTTATCCTACTAAGAAACTAGGTGGTAGAGTGAATTCATCTTCCAACTGTTCAGCAAGGGCAGATAATTCCTCTTTTGCTTCACTCATTATTCCTTCATGATTCAGTTCAGCACCACCAGCCAACTGTGCACCATTATACTTCATAAGATTCATAGCCCATTGTTTCTTGCAAAGAGCAACTGCATAAGATTTAAGCCATAAATTATCATATAAATCTTCCAAAGTTTCATCAGGACAGTCATAGGTGACAAGATAGAAAGTATCAGTAGGAAACTTGTCAGCTATTGTATTTATATCACCTAAAATATTTAATTTGTGCATTGTGGAGTTGAAGTCAAATCTTATGTTCTGATTATACAAATTATCTTCCCACATCTGAGTTGCATATCTCCAACATACTATTGTAGTGATATCTGATAACTGCCATAAGTAGTCATAATAGGCAATAGGAGTAAGAGGAATCAGATAGTTCTCATAGTTTGACATTGATGAGGTAAGAACATTTGATGGAAGAATGTTAATTACAGTCTTTATATATTTTGGTAAATCATAGATTGATTTGCCTGACTGTAACTGTAACTTGTAGACATTCATTATAACTCCATCATAATGTCTACCTGTAAATTTCTGAACTGCCTCTTTTATACAGTCAAAAATCTGTTCCTGAGTAAGTTCCACAGAATGTAATGGATACCCAAGTTTTCTCAATATATAGTCTTTGAAATCAATAATTGTCATTGACATGATAGTTTTCCTTATATAGTTTTAAATTATTTACTAAATATAGAAACAGACTTCTGAATCATTTATCAGAAGTCTGTTTTGAGAGAGAAAAGGATATTAATATGACAACAAGAAAATATTAAGAAAGAGTGGCAGTACCAGCAATCATAATCCATTTGCCTTTAGTGAATACTAGTATAGCAGATTCACCTACAGCATCAAAAGTGATTTTAGAACCATTTAATAAAAGTCCTGTTACTTCACATTTACCACCTGAACCTACTTCTACCATTACTATTGTAAGTTTCTGACCTTCTACACCACCTTTGTTCAAAGTAGCAACATCAGAAGCAGAACTAGCAGTCAGTAATACAGTTCCTATTTCAGATGGGATTTCAGAAGTAGTTGAAGAAGCTACAAAAGAAACTGTAGATTCAACATTCTGTAGAACAACTTTTGTGAAATCACCTGAATTTTCAGAATTGGCAACATACATACCACATACAGATTGATTGATATAGACTGTATCAGTTCCCATTGGAGTTATTCCATAAGGAGTTCCAACACCTGAAAGAGTTTCTGCTCCACAGAGCATTACAGAAGCAAAAATTAAAAATAAAGTAATAAACAATCTTTTCATTTTATTCTCCTTTATTATAGTTTATATTATTTACTTTATAATGCAAAAGCATTAGTAACCAATGAAACTTCACCATTAGAACATCTTGCAAATACATAACCTGAATTTGGAATTTTGAAATCAGCATAAGATGGTAATATTACTCCAATATCAGTTTCATTTGGAGAAGTATCAGTATCCTGAACAAATACTTCCACTGAAACATTTGAACTATTATGCATAATAGTATCTGAAGTAGCTGTAATCTTAGTCCAATTAGTTGTTATTTTCGTTGCTGTTGTTGCCATTTATATTTTCCTCACTTTCTTTATTGCTGAGTTGGTTTAATATAAGTAATAAAGGTTGAAACTCTATTATTAGCCGGTCCTTCAAAATATATGCCATATATTGATTTACAATTATAAGGATTAGGTGATAAACAACCATGATTAATATTATATCCACCATTATCAGAACATTGACTTGTATAATATTTATTAATTGCAGATGAATCATTATTCACAATATTTGTTGGAAATATTATACCATTTTTTACAGTCATTTTTACTAAATAGCCTGATGTTATATTTCGTTTTAAACCTGTATTTATAAAATCATCAGTAATATAATTATCATATGTTGGATATGGTCTTAAATTTTTATAACAATAATATCCATTAATATCTGTATATAAACCATCTAAAATTGTAATATAAGCACCATTACTATATCCACAAGAATAAAAATGTTGAATATAGAATGATGTTTCTGTTAAAGTTGTTGAGGCATTTTTATTTCCAATAAATCCACCTTTATTTATATTATTTATATCTAATGATGTATATGATTTATAAGGAGAACCAAATGTCTGTGATGAATCTCTTGTTTTAGATATTAAAATATGTAATAATCTAATATACTGTGCATTAATATATGATAATGGTCTATAACCTTCATCCATATTATTTAATAAGTTAGAAGATGATGTTCTATTCTCCGTATACCAAACATTTCTATAATTCATATTAGATGAAATAATTGAACGTAAATGACCAGAATAATTAATGGCATGAAACATTGAATGATAAAATTCATTCTGTTCATCACCATCATCATTAACAAATGCCCAAGCCTGAAAATTAGAATCAAGTTTAACATCACAGAATCTAACTTTAATTATATCATCTTCTTGCCATACTTTAGTATAAACCTTTTTGAATTCAACCATTGCATTGCCATCATAATCTAAATTACTTATATCTGATGATGTTCCATCTATTTTAGCTGTTAGATTATCATGGTCTAATTCATAATCAACAGTTCCATCTGTTCTCAACATAACAGGTCTACATAATCTATCAATAAATGTTTTCCAACTTCCAAACTGAAATTCATCATTATTATCAAGTCCTGCTGGTGTAAAATTCAAACAGTCATCAGTATATGTAACTGCATCTGCTGGGTCTTGTATAGATTGGTCAATATCAAAACCATATAAGAACTCATATGGAAGACTAAAACTAACTGAATTTGTAAAACAACTTCTATTGGTAGTATTTGCTACAACATAACAAATATGATTTCTACCTGCTATTGGCATAGCTTGCATTGTATAGGAAGTATTATTTCCTTTATAAACTAAAGTATCATCAACAAATAAATAATAAACAGCAGTTTCACCAACTTCAAGATTATCAATATTCCATTGGAAAGTGATAGGAAGATTGATATTTGAATCTGCTGTAGGATTTGTCAAAACTAGATTCAAAGGTGGTTCATATGTTTCTACATTTACATCTACCTTGTTGAAACCTATATAACCCTGAGATGGTGTATATTCACCATTTTCTGTTATTTCTATTTCCTGAGTATTTGGCTGAACAAGAACATCAACTTTTGAAAAACCATCCTTACCTTCACTTGGCAAGTATTCTCCATTTTCAGTAGCATTCAGTTCTTCAAGACTAGGTTCTACATTAACAATTGCTTTTTCAATGGCATCATAACCTTCACTTGGAGTATATTCACCATTTTCAGTTATTTCAATTTCTTCAGTCTTTACATTATTATAAGCAACATTTTTCAGTTCAATATTGATATTCATTCTCTAGTCCTTTCTTCCAATACTACTATCTTCATAGTTTCAGAATACTTATAAGAACCATTGTCCATCTTTACTGCAACATCAAAGAAAAGTTCACCTAATGGAAAATTACTTGTATCAAGACATTCCAAAGTATAAGTCAAATCTTCATTCTTTGTTACTGTAAATTCAGCAACAAAGTCATTGTAGTTATTTCTTATCTGTGATTTTATATCTTCAATGCGAACATCCATCAATTCCCCATTATCATCTGTAAAAGTGACCAATAAGGTTATTGATTCATTTCTTTTCATATATAAAGTTCTCATTATTCAAATCCTATTCTTTTCAACATATCATTAAAATCTTTTTCCAAATCTTTCTTGAAATCTTCCAACATCTTCTTCTGAACATTATCTTTCATTAATTCAGAACCATCTATCTTGAAAGCAATATATCTATCTCTTACCAAAGAATCTGATGTCATTTTCAGATTCTTTATGTCATTTTCATCTTTATCCTTGAAAGATTTGAAAGTTATCATTATAGGTTTATTTTCTTCAATATCTGAAATATCAAAACCTGTTTCAGATATTTTCAGTTTATTATGAATATAATTAGAAAGAAAACTGTCAATCAAATCCTTGTTATTCGTCTTGTCTATTATCTTTCTGAAACTCTTAACAGGAGCATAAGTCTTTGAATAAGGATTTACCTGTACAGATTCAATTATATAGTTTAAAAAAATTTTCATTTCCTGATACCTGTTTTCATTTTCAACATTTCAAAAGTATTATTACCTGCAACACCATCAATAACAAGATTGTTTTCTTTCTGAAATTTTATCACAGAAAGTAAAGTTTCTTTTCCAAACTTTCCATCCTGATTTATTCCTAATAATTTTTGCAAAAATTTTACCTTTTCACCTTTTGAACCAAAAATACATATATCAGATTGTAGATTCAGCCATCTGTAAGGAATAAGAAGATAATTCCAAATCTGCTTGTCTATAGATGATATTACAGAATCAAAGGTTTTCCAATGTAATTCAGCTTTCTTTCTCTTTGGACATTTTGGATAACCCATTATAACCTGACAGCCTTTTGATTCATAATACTGCTGATTAGATTCTCTGCACCATGAAGCATGAATATTGTCATGAACATTTGAAAAATCTATTTCTCCATCAATTAAAAACTTATCTGATTCTTTGTCATAAGTTCTTAAAGCTGGTTGATTTCTAGTCTGTCTTAATGCATTATGTTCCGTATTTGTTCCCTTGTTATGAATACCTTTTGAATAATGAGTATAGAAACCATTCATCAACTGATTTACTCTTTCATTACCATCTAGGTAATTCTTGTTCGGAATTGTAGAACCTTTAAAAGTTATAACTGAATCTTCAACAGGAACAATGAAAACATCAGAAAGAGAAGTGTTTGATTCATTTATCTGATGAAGAATAATATCATCCATAAGAATTTCATAGCCATTTGCTTCTGAACCTCTTACAGCTAAAATATCTATATCATCCTGAATATTCAGTTTCTGTTTCAATTCATTTATAGCTTTTAAATTTATAATCATTTTAAAACTTCCATTCTTTCTGAAATGCAATATATCCTTTATCTTTATCAGATAACAATATCTGCAAATCTTTATTTTTACTATTATATACTATAGTTTTATAGTTTTTATCTGTAAATCTTAATGATGTGAAACTCAAACCAGTTCTCTTATTCTTTACCTGATTAAGAACTGATTTGAGTTCACTTACTTTGAAAGTTTCTGTTCAACAAGTTTTTCAACAGACTGTGTAACTATTGCAGAAACCTTATCTTCAATGAATGCAGAAACTTCATTACCAGCAACATATTTCTTCAATGTATCAGCTTCAGTTGTAAGTTTCTTCAAGGCAACCTCTGTCACTTTCTTTGACATATCCTTGACTTCCTTCATATCTATCTTTCCATCATTCTGCAATGCTTCATTAGCCATTTTCTTCAGTTCATTAGTTTCAATGGAAATCAAATCTATAAGAACATCTTCAACTTTTGTTAAAGCATCTTTCACTCTCAAAGAAACTTTTTCTGATAAATGTTTATCAGCTAGATTGATTAAAACAGAATTAATTTTCTTGATAACTAATGTAGAAAGTGAAAAAAGACCAAGAATAAGACCAATCACTATTGCAGTTAGAAGTGAAGTTCCATAAGTCATTAAAAATGGTAATAGAATATTGTTCCAAACATCTGACATAATATTTCTCCTTTAATTCAATGTTATTTTATTATTTACTAAAATAAAAATAGTATATAATTTAATATTAAAAATTATATGAAAGGTAATATTTGTATGAAAACATTTAAAGATTATATATTAATGGAAGAAAAAACTGATAGTAAGAATATTATGAAAGATATTATAAATCTATGTAACTCAAATCTCAATACTTCATTATTTGATAGTAAACTTATTAAAAAATCCAATTATGACGAATGTAATCTTAAATTTCATGCAACTTCAAAGGATGCTTATAAGGATAAAGATGATAACCTTAGTTTTTTAAAAGATAAATATAGAATTAATATATTCTTATCATTTAATATTTATAATGATGAATTGATAGAATTAAAAGGTTTGATATTAAAAGATGATGCAAATAGTTATAATTACAAAGATGAATTATTTAAAGGTAAGCAAACCATTAAAGAATTTAAAAATGATTTATTAAAAGCAATTAAAAGACTTAATGAAGATTTATAATTTACTAAAATAAAAAAGACTGGATAAATTAATATCCAGTCTTTTTCTTTATTTAAAATATTTGTTTTAAAAATTCATTTTCTTTTAACAGTTTTGATATTTCTTCTCTTGCTTCATTTCGTTGATTCAATATATCTTCAGGTATTTCCTTACCTGTTTCAATCTTTCTTGTCACATACCAGTCTGTGTTAGAAAGATATTTTTTTAAATCTATAATCATATATTGTTTAATTTCATTTTCATTTAATTTATCATTAGCTGCAATCTGAAAATATCTTATATCATTTTTTGTTTCTATTTCCACAATATGACAATTAGAATTATTACAAAATTCAGCTATTTCAGGAGTATATTCACCTTCTATTATTTGACCAATATAAAAATTTTCTTTCAACATATAAATATTTTATTAACCTTTACCGATAGCAATCCAATATATCTGTTGTTCATGCCCCTTACCATGTGAAGCCCAAATATCAACTTGTATAATAAATGATGTATTTGTTACACTACCTTGCCTAATACCTTTAATATAAGCATCACCATCATAATGTCTGGTACCTGTTACAAGAACAGATGGAATAAAATTAGTAGCATATGGTTTTGTAAAAGTAACTGTACTACTAGGATTAAAAGCACCTCCATTTATACATTTAACCATACCCCAATTAACAACTACATTTCCTATTTTAAACCATCCACATGATGTATTTTTAGCTATTCCTGAAGAAATAATATTTGCTATTTCAGAATAACCTATAAGTTGTAAAGTTATTTCTTTCCATGAAGCATCTTCACATAAAAATTTTGTTGTTCCTGCTGTAGTGGATGGTTTTGGAACCAGTCCTTCTTTAGCTGTAGAGCCAGATTTTATAAAAACTGTAGGTAATTTATCATTCAATACTTTACCTTGATTAGCAGATAATGGTTTATCTGTAGCTGTTGAAGTAAGATTATTGATTATATCAGATTTATTGACTTTATTAGTATTCAAAGTATTGTAATTGGAAGTAATGATATCATTAAGTGTTTTACCCATTCTACCGTCAAGAACTTTTCCACTTGCAGTAGTAGTAGCATTATTCACTATATCAGACTTGTTTACTTTATTATTAGAAAGATTTGTGATATTTGTATTAGCTGTATCAATCAAGCCTTTTAAGACATATCCCTGTTTAGCTGAAAGAACTTTTGAAGAATCATTAGTAGTAAGATTATCAACTATGGATGTTTTATCAATTTTTCCATCATTAAGTGTTTTACCTTGTCTTGCATCCAATGCCTTACCACTTGCAGTAGTGGTAAGATTATTTACAACATCTGTTTTTGCAAGTTTGGTATTGATATTTGTATCAGATGTATCAATCAAACCTTTTAAGACATATCCCTGTTTAGCTGAAAGAACTTTTGAAGCATTATTGGTGGTAAGATTATCAGCAATATCTGATTTATTAATTTTTGTATTTATATTTGTATTCAAAGTATTGTAATTGGAAGTAATGGTATCATTAAGTGTTTTACCAGCTCTTGCATCCAATACTTTACCACTTACAGTTGTATTAAGAACATTAACAACATTTGAAGTTAAAACATAACTTCCACTTGGTTGTTTTCCATCAATCAAAGTCTTCAATGAAGCACCTACTCTAGCATCCAATACTTTTCCTGCTGTAGTTGTGATATAATTGTTGACTACATCAGAAACATTCACTTTGTTTGTATTTAGTGTATTATAATTGGAAGTGATAATATCATTGAGAGTTTTACCCATTCTACCATCAAGAACTTTTCCACTTGCTGTAGTAGTAGCATTATTCACTATATCAGATTTGTTTACTTTATTTGTATTCAAATCTCCAATGGCAGTATCAAGACTGTCATTCTTGTTATCCTGAGCAGTCTTGTTGGCAGTTACAGTATTCTTTAAATTCTCAACTCTGTTTGCAAGAGCCTGAGCCTGTTGATTAGCTATCTGACCTTCACCACCCAAAACCTTGTCAGTTGTTTCTATCTGAGGTATATCACTCCAATTGTCTACAGGTGTTATATTAGCCATATTATTTCACCTCTTATACAGAAGTATTTCTTATCTGAATCTTCCAATAGCCTGAAATATCAACTGTTTCATCCTTAACTATAGGATAGTTCTTACCCATATCCAATCTTGTAAGCATTGAGAACATTGTTGAATCATCGCTGAAAAGACCAAATTCCCAAATATTATTTCCACCTGTTCTATTACATTCACTTGTTCCAATATAGAACTGATATATAACATCATTTGGATTGTTTGATTCATCGTAGATAATATCACAATAGTTTACACCCGGAACTCCACCATCATTATTGGGAACACACTGATTATTCTCAATTTTTACAAAATATTTGTAAAATGTAGGTGAATCACCATCCAGTTCAGTCTTATCAGGACTTGAAGTATAATTTGTGAAAATAGTTGATGGGTCAGCAAAAGAACCTACACCTAATTTTACTATCTGATTATCAAAAACAGGTAATGCAACTCTAGCACCTGCAAGCAGTTTGGCTATTATCTTACAGCTTGTATTCACTATAAGATTATGTTTTTCTATAGTTTCTATAAGTTTTCCATTCTTTCTTATCTCAGCAAAGAAAGAACCTCTTGCCTTGAAATCCATAAATTCTTTTTCCATCTTAATTTCCTTCCTGTATTATTGATGAGGATGATTCAATATTTACATTATTTTTATTTACTATAATTTCACAATCTTCATAAATACCTTTATCCATAGCATTATAATATGAAGTAGTATTGTTACCATCAAGATAACCATCATATTTATACAGACCATCATACCTGAAATACTTAGGATAGATGTTGAATATTTCTTCAAAACTATATTCCTGAGTTTTACCTGTAAATGTTATGGATTCAGAAACAGAAGTATTATTCATAAGTTTTGTTTCTGTAAAATCAACATAATTTCTTGAAATTGATTCACTGTATTCCCTACCCAATAGAAATTCACTGAATATTCTTCCACTGTCTATGTTATCAATAAAAGAAAAATCCAAGTTGAATTCAGGTGAATAACCCAATGGATTTACACTTTTAAGAATGAATTTTATGTCACCTATGGGAACATCCCCTGTAATAGTGTATGTATAAGGTTTCCAATATGGATTACTACCTTTTGCAAGCCAATAGGCAGGATTTTCTTCTATATTGTAATTAATTTCCCCTATATATTCTCCACTTGAAGAAACATAATA